TTATTACGTACAATAAGAAGTATATCATCTATAAATTCTCTTAGTGAAATATATGTCATAATATTAATTGTTTGATTCAACTATTCTTACATCATCATTTTTAAGTAGATCATTAGTATTTACAATTTTATACTTATATTTTTTGACTTTCTTAAAATCTAATGTAAATAATCGTTTTATAAAATTCTTTTTATTTTTATATTCCTTAGTAGTATAAATATATAAATACTAAGTGTTTTCTACATTTAAACCTATACTAACGGTATCTTTACCTATAGTATAATGTACAGTTGTTAAAGGATTATACTATATACTATCTGTATATATTGTATCTTTTACTAAGATATCCCCCTTAACCCCCTTACTCTTTATAACGTTTATTACTTGAGTTTGCGTTGCAGCAGTTTTAACCTGTTTCGGTTTTATTTTTAACTCTTTTCTAACACTATCTAACTTCTGTATAACAGAATCTTTTGAATTCTATAGCTACTCTACTGTAAGCTTTAAAACATTTGAAGCCTACTAAGAATCATTATATAATTCCTAATAGGCTTCAACATTGTTCTAAGACATTTCTAAGCTTTCTGAGAGCTTTTTATTCTATTTGTATGTAGTTATACTAAATAATAATAAAAGTCCAACAGAGAGCCAGGAAATAGCCTTAAATAGAGTTTTACGATTAGCTATTAGATTCTTTATTATTGCTATCGTTCCCATTTTTATTTTCAAAATCTAAATTTATGCCTGTGTAAGCTTCTCCCTTTTTCTTAAGATATTTACCCAAAGATCTCCAAGGTCCATTAGGATATAATGTATTTAAGTTTTCAAGTATAGACCACAGCTCAGTTAATGTAATAATAACTGTTGCACCACCTGTAAGTACAAATACTCCAGTAGTGCCAACTACTGTAAATTCCAACAATCTAGCTAACGCTATTATTGCGAATTCAGCTTTTATCTTATTCCATGTACCTCTGCGTGTTTTACTACTTGTTATCTTACTATTCTACATTTTTGCTACTTGTATACCATATAACATATCAACAAAAGATGTAGTAAAACATGTAATTAATAGACCTATTATAGGTGTAAAATAAGCTGTCAACAGGGCTCCTGTGGCAATCATTGCCTTTCCGACAAACGTATTACCACTAATTGAGTTAATGGCAGATGTGATACTTGACCACACGTGCCCTATTGATTGTATAAACGTCATTTTATAGTTATTTTAATTGTTTCTTTTTTATTAGCTTCCTGTAATATAGAAAACAATTTGCTATATGTATCTCTTGATTCTAACACTTTACCAACAGCTTTATTTTTACCAACAAGAATACAACCTAACGAATCTTTTTCAGTATTTCCACTATGTATACGTATACCTGCAAAACCAGGTACATTTAATAGTAATGGCATTTGTTTCTTAAACTTGTTACTATAGCTTATTATTATTCTATATGTTCCAGTAGGTATAGCTGTTTCTCCATAAACTTTCTTAGATCCTATCTACTGTTCGGTCATAGACTATGTTAAACCTCTGTCAGTATCTTCAAGTGTATCACAAAAATACTGATCGTTTATGTAGAGTTTACCTATTGTATATTTAGCTTTCTTAGCTATTCTATTTAGTATTATATTCATATTAATATACAGTTATATTTTTAGAAGCAACGACCTATCCAGTTTTGTTCATAATATCTATTTGTGTAAAACCTCTACCAGTAATAATAATATCACCATTTGCATCTACATCTGCGACGTTATTAGTGTTATCGATACTAAGCTTTAAATATTTATTAACATAATATTTATCAGCCACCTATATTTTACTGTTCGTATTTCCAGGATTATAATTATTCGCATCTATACCTATCATATACATTACTGGAATATTTAATCCCTATACAGTTACTTCGTTTAACTTAATTTTTACATTTGCGTGTGATGATAGAACAATTTTATCGTCAGGATTCTGCGTATAAGGTTGTAATACAAACGCTATTGATGGAGCTATGTATTCACTAGCTACAGTATTCCAAGTTGAAACGCTATAGTCGACATAATCTTTTATATTATTGTCGTATTTACTTGTTACAACAATTGATACGTCTTTATTATATTGTGATATTTCTTCTCTACATGTTATTGTACCAAATTCATCAACAGTAGATAATGCAGGTTTATTATCCTAAATTATACTGAAATTAAAATGTTTTGCATTTTCTTTTGTAATATAATTATAAACACTGTCTTTTAAATATTCTATTACATATCTTCCACTTGTAACATAATCAAGTAATTCGTGTGTACCTCCTGTACCTAAAATAAATTTATTTTCTATTTTGTCTTTTTTACCACCTTTAATAAATATCGCATCAACAATCAATTTATCGTTTTCTTGATCACTACCTTGACCGTCTGTAAGATCTATCAAACCATCTGTGGTAGACTCTTCAGCAGAATTAACTAAAGTAAACAATTCACCTTTATCTATAGTTATAGTTTTAAGATCGTTCATACCCCAACCTGTAGTATATACTTGGGCTACAAATACAACTTTAAATATACCTAATTTCTAATCCTTGGCAGGAAAATAAGATTCAACATAATTGTCAAATACTCTAACATCAGACTGATATTCTTTAGGACAATTAAATTTATTAGAGTTTACACCAAAACCATTGTAACCAGGAAACCAATGAGGATCTCTAAGTGTACAAGGCATATTATAACCATTATTAAATACTGCAGCGTTGTAATTACAACAACCACAACATCCATATACATACTATGAGGGTTCATAACACATATCGTTGTCTGACTTATTATCATATTCCTACTTAATAAACAGACACTAAAGTGTTTTTATCTTAAGTTTATCGTTCGTTTCAAATTCATCAAGACTTGTACGAACAACAACATCATTACCTATTCTTATTCTTTTCATAATCTGTATTTATATAAAAAAAGCTAGAACAGCATTTTACCGTTCTAGCTTGTTGTTATCAATCTGTTACGGGAATCTCTTAACCATTTACCCAATTAGAAAGTGCGGTTATAACAGCCGGAACAGTTTCGTCAGAAGTTGCAACCTGATAAATCTCAACAGTCTACTTTGTATGACGCTGAATGTCATCAGCTGCACGATACATGTTCTCAAACTCGAGAGTTGCATAGCTATACTTAGCATCAAGCTTAGTTCTCATTTCAGGCTTAATGATAGGCCAAGTACAGCAACCACGGTTAAGAATACCCTCATAACCCATAGCCTGTGCCTCACGATCACGAACAAGCTTAGCCTCTGCAGGATAAACCTTACCAGCTGTCTTTGTAACGGTTACACCTGTCGGGAAATACTTATTATTAGAAGCAAAACCTGTAGCATCCGTGTTTGTATAATAAAGGTTAACGTTAAAACGAACCTTGTTTGCTACGTTGATTGTATTTACGCTATTGTCGTCATCATAAGGAAGTGCCTTAAGTGTAAGCTTACCTGCTGATGCTGATGCTGATACACGAGCACGCTTGTACTGCTTGTTTATAACAGCTGCAATACCCTCAGCAATAGTATCTTTTGTATCATCTGACTTAGGTACATACTCATAAGACTCTGTCCACTTACGGAAACGTGTAGGAAGATCCTTGAATGTAAGACGAATTACAATGCGAGACTTGCCTTCATTGAACAACTGAAGCTTATTAGCACTAAGACCTGTAAAATTAACTTCTACTGTATCCTCGCTAGAAGTAACATCACCAGGTTTACCGCTAGCAAATGACTTAATGTCATCCTTATTAATAATATTAGACCACTTAATAACAGGAAGCTGAGAAGCAGCACCAGTCTTAACGTCTATCTTGTTGATAACTTTGTCTGTTACGAGACCAATCTTGATACGCTTATTTGCATCAGAAAGTGTACTTACGTATGTACCCTTGTCTACGTCATAAAATACAAACTTATCCTTATCTGCTGTTGTAGGCTTTGTTGCTACAACTGCACCATTATTAGTGTTATTTACAAACACTGTATTTACATATGTAATCATATTTTATTTATTTAATTTTTTCTACTTCCCCTATAAAATTAATACTAGACCTAACTAGCTGGGGTTTCCACGTTAAAATTATTCTTGAGTATTTACTTCATTTACAATTGTCTGATATCTTTGCTGCTCTGGTATCTTGTTTTCTATATACATTTGAGCAGCCATTTTTATTATTTCAGGCATTATTACGTCTGGAAAATCCTCATACTCATCTAATGGATTTTTCATCGTTATTTTTTTAGGATATCTTAAATATCCTATTGTATAACTTAATAT